AAAAGAAAGTTATCTTAATTTAGGAAAAATTAAAGATGATTTAATGCGAATAAAGAATGTTCTTAGCTCCCAAGGAGGAGGTGTAAGTCAAGGAGAAGCAGAAGAAGGAATGCCCCCTGAGCAAGGAATGGAGCAAGGAACGGAGCAAGGAATGCCTCCTGAAGAGGGAATGGAGCAAGAAGAGTCGCCTACCCCTGGAGGTGTTGATTCAGCAACAACTAACCCTGAGGAGCTTATGCACTTAGTTAAAGATATCGAGGAACTGTTAACAGGGATGCCAGGGTCTGACATTGATACAGAGGAAAGGGATATGTATGATGAGTAACTATTCCTGATACCCTTGTTTAAGAAGAGAGAGCAGTCTATAAAAGTACTGCTCTCTCTTAATCATTAAATGAACGATTAAAGCTTGCAACTCTTTTAAAGTTTCTTCTGTTATCTCCCCTTTCTTTATAAGAAATTCAATTTTATGAATTAAACTTTGAAGTTCTTCTTTGTCTTCAATGGAAATCTTATTTAAACGATCTTTTTCTTCTTTTTTAGTTTTCATAATTCTCTATGTCAAAGTCTTCACTTTTATAATGTTTTAGTCTTTTCTTTGAGTGGGATGCTAAGTACATAGCATCATCATAAAAATCAAAGATAGTGGCTTCTGTTTTTCCTTCACTAATACGTAAAGACCTACCAATAGCTTGAATAGTAGCTATTTCTGACTTCATTCCTCTAGCATTAATGAAGTGAGTAATTTCAGGGATATCTACTCCCGTTTGAAGAATTACTGTACCTATAAGAACAGTTTTCTTATTTTTGGTTTTGAAGTCTTCTATTGTTTGCCTTCGTGTAAGTAAGGAATCCTTTCCTTCTAGTTGAAAAGAATTTGGAATAAGATCCTTTAATATGTGTGCATGTTCTAAATTCTTTGTTAATATTAAAAATCTTCCTTCCTCATAAGAGTCTACAATATCACATATTTGTTTATTCCTATTCTTATTATTAATAATGAAATCGTTATACACCTCTGGGTAAGGAACCCCTACTTCTGAAGTATAACCTGCAGGTTCTTTAGCTGTTACCACTTTAATTTTGGGTTTAGCTAAGAAGCCTTCCTCAATAAGGACAGCAGCCTTTAAGTCGTAAATGAGAGGGCCTAAGAAGGAGCGTACAGAGTAATCGTGTGTAATCTCCTTCGGTGGTGTTGCTGAGAAACCAAGGCGAACAGCAGCCTTCTTAAAGGACTTTAAGCAGCTTTTAGAAAGTTTCCCTTTTCCAAACTCGTGAATTTCGTCATAAAGGATAAACTCTGCGTGGTCTACATGACTATCTAAAATCTTGTCTACTGACTGGATAGTGCAAAGAGTGATTGGTTTAATATCGTTAGCCTCTCCACACACAATACCACAGTCAATACCTAGTTTTTGGAATTCCTTGTAAGTTTGAAACAAAATCTGCTTTTTAGTAAAAAAAATAACTCCTATAGAGTCTTTAAAATAATTTGCAACACTAGCTAAAATAAGAGTTTTACCTGACCCTGTAGGTGCTTTTATAATTCCTCTAAAATTATTCCTTTCAATAGCCGATAAAGCACTTTCTTGGTAGTGCCGTAAAGTGACACCTGGTAAAGGGTTACGGTTTATAGAAGGGATACTAGTTGTGTTATCTTTTAAAGTGTATTGAGCATTCACAGTGGAAAGATCGTCCAAAACTTCGTCAATAATACCAGTGCCTAATCGGCCACCTTTAGTAATAAATTGTTGAGTACCATTCCAACCTCCCCGTCCTTTGGAGGCAAAATAAGCATTAGGGATTTTAAAACTATACTTTTTTACTAATAAAGATAATAACTCTTTATCACATTTAACCAATCTTGTATAAATATTATCTTTTATGATTTGCATACTAACTATAATAATGAATAGGGGTTACTCCCTATTATAGTAATATGAACGAAGAAAATAATAAAACTCTTGGAGATCTTTTCGCTGAAAAGTATCATGGAAGCAAAGAAGCTACTACTCCTACTCCTGGTATCCCTGTTGATACCACAAAAAAAGATATCCTTTCAGGTTTACTTTCAGAAGTGAATAATGATTTTATTGAAATTGTGCTTCCTTCAAAAAATGTGTTTTATGAAGAAGATACAAAAGTAATGATTAAACCTTTTACTTATGAAGAAGAGAAAATGCTTTTATCCTCTTCCAAAATAGGAGGTAAAAACATTATTAACAATATGATGGGGAAGTGTGTAAAGGGAGTATCCATTCTTGATCTTACGTTACCAGATAAAATCTATCTTTTATTCAAGTTGAGAGAAATTTCGTATGGTACAGATTATAATGTTCTTTTAAATTGTTTACACTGTGAGGAACCCAATGAGATGATTATCCCTATTAATGAGCTAACTGTTAATTATATTGATGAAAAGGCATGCACTGTAAAACAACTATTTCTCCCTGGGTCTAAGAGAAACGTAGAAGTAACGGTACCTAGATCAAGAGATGAAGACCTGATAACCAAACCTTCTAAGCTCATGGATAATTTGTGGAGATTTGTGAACAGGGTAGAGGATATTGAAGACAAAGATATTATTAGAGCTTTCGTTAAAAAATTACCTGCACAAGATGTTTCAAAACTTCGGAATTCCATTCTTAATGAAGAATGGGGTTTAGAGACTAAAATTTCTTTTCATTGTATGCATTGTGAAGAAAAAAATGATATGGATCTACCTTTAACAGCAGATTTTTTCTCAGCGAGTTCAGAGAATTAACCTTTCGTTCCCTGAACTATGAACTTTATTTGTTAGTAAAGAACATCGGATTTAGTTATGAAGATGTTCATCGTATGACAAAAGCAGAAAGGAATATATACCTAGAATTTCTAATAGAAGAGAGGAAAGAGGAGAAGGAACAACTAAATAGTATTAGAGCAGGTTCTTAATCCTATGGCAACAATTCCAGGCAATAAAAATATCAGTGTTACTAACCGTAACAACCGACCATCCCCTTCTTCCAGAGTGCTTCTAGAGTTATACACTCTAGAAGCGGGATCTCCTTACAACATCTACGAGGTGCATTCAGTACATGTGTTCCCTAAAGGAGACTTCAATTATGAACAAGTAGAAAGTCAATATTTTGTAGATTATGAAACAGGGTTAGTTAGCGAGGACCAAGCATTAGAAAGTGCAGTTATGATTTTCTCAGGAACTGAGAATGGGGGAGCAACAACGCTTGGGTGTAAACATATTTCAGAGTATACAGGAGATGCTACAACATCACAAGATATCTATCAAATGTATTCTATTGAAGCACAGTGGGAACATCCAGGATTAGAAAGGTATGGTATAGTTTTACATAAAGATTCCCTCTTTACAAAAGATGACATAGAGTATACAAACGGAGCTACCCATTCTGGTGATTATTTTGATGTATGGACTGTAACTTTTGGCCCAGGGGAAGACCCTCAGCTATTAATTAATGAGTTCACACTTTATCCTAGTAATAGGTTTCATTTTACTGAACCTCTACATGCAAAGGCTAAGGCACGCTTAAAGACAAATAAGTTGAAGTATGGTTCTAAAGAGGAAGTGATTCTTTCTACAAGTGTAAGTATTCTTAATAAAAATATTGGAAGTGAGATTATTGCAATGCTTAGACACTCCCTTATTGAAGAAGCAGAATACACTATTACTCGCTATAGGGAAGATGGTGAATTCCCTCAAAAAGCCCTCCTAAAGGATTGGACTCCAGTTGATACTATTGATTCTGATGATACCTTATCTTTTATGTTAGATACTACAGAGTTAAATGCAAATGAGTTAATTATTAACCCTAGAGGAATGTATCATATACAAGTAAGATTTAGTCTTGCTGGTCAAATAGTTTACTCAGATGAATTCCCTTTGATTGTAGAGTAAACAAGATCCATAGAATCATACTTCTTAGTCTTTTTAATTTGAAGTAAAACGGATTCTTTTCCTTCTAATGTAAACATATCATTCCAATCTTTGTATTCTAATGAAGGGTGACAGGTTAAAATTCGTTCTGGCTCTATTCCAACTTTAAGAAGTTTAGGCACAAGACTGGCTTCAGCTACTCTCCCTGGTTTATCATTATCCATAGATAAAACAAACTTCATATGTTTATCTATTTTTAATACTCGTAACTGTTCCTGAGATATAGAAGAACCTTGGAGAGAAGTAGCATTAACTCCTATACTCTGGAGGGTTATAGCATCCAGAGGTCCTTCAACAATAAACAAATAATCTTTCTGGGTGTTATAAGGGTATAAAATATCTGAAGATTTAACCCCACAGTCTTTTGAAGAAGGATTAAGATATTTAATTTTATCATTAAATAAGGTTCTAGCTTGATAATAAATTACCTTATCTTCCAATATAAAAGGAATAATAAGTCTACCAAACAAAGGACCAGGTTTATCTCCGATTAAGAACAAGTGGTTTAAGTTATATAAACCTTTATTCTTTAATAACTTAATAGCTTTATTCTTTAATATATTGTTATTAGTATCTTTTATATTGTTTGTATATTCTTTTATATTTAAAGAAGAGAAGTCTTTGTTATTACTAATAAATAATCTATTATAGTCATCTTGAGGAGGCTCTAGAAGACTTTTTATGTTTTCTTCCAGACTTTCCATACTGCGAAGGTATTTCCTTCTTAATCTAGCCTCTGCTTCTCTAAAAGAGATTTTCTCTACAGCTGCTACCAGCCCAATAATATTTCCTTTCTTTTTGGCTCTAAAGTCTTGCCAGAGTCCCGTTTGCATATTAATCGAAAGGTGGTATCCTGTATCCTTAACAAATACAGAGTTTATAGTGAACTCCTGACTATGATAACCTACCACCTTGTAATCGGTGAAAGTAGACTCCAAATAGTCTTTAATATTTTTAGAAGAAAGTTTAATCATGTTTATAAATAATTTTTCAGCATCCAAGCTAAGCACTTATGAGGAATGTCCTCTGAAGTATAAGTTGAGGTACGTTGATCGTCTTGATCCCGTGTTTAATGATAATAGTAATACAGACGCTTTACACTATGGTTCTTTCGTTCACAAGGTATTTGAGGATGGCGTTGAAGCTGAAACTATGGAAGACCTAATGGAAATAGCAAATAAAGAGAGAGACAACTACGACTTTCCTAAATCTAAGTTTCAAAACTTTAAGGACATGTGCAAAAACTTTCTTAAGTTAAATGCTACCTTGAACGAAGTAGGAGAGGCAGAGCAGAGGTTCAAGTTCCAGTTTGGAGACCCAGAAAAAGATATGAACGTCAATGGTATTATAGACCGTATCATTAAGTCAGAGAGTGGAAAATACTTAGTCATTGATTACAAAACCTCTAAACGTCCAAAAACCCAAATGGATTTGTTCAGGGATGACCAAATGAAGATGTACGCCTACGCAGTCACTCAGCTGTACTCTGTGAGCGTTAAGGACGTTACTCTTGCCCATTTCTACCCCCACCTCGATAAACTCGTTACAGTGCGTTTCTGTGCGGCTGACATAGCTTCCTTTTTGAAGAAAGTGCAAGAACGAATGTGGAAAATCCGAAAAATGAAGAAAGATGATTTCTCAGCTTGCCACAACAAGTTCTGCAATTGGTGTGGGTACAAAGGAGTATGTCCTAAATTCAATGACCAAATGTTAATTGAACAAAGAATGCAAGCTTTTCTCGATACTAAGGGAGATAAAGGTTAAGGTCTATATCCTCGAAGAACTCAAAAATAATTTCCTCATTAAACTTAGTTTTAAGTTTGAGGAAATTTTTTAGGGATTCCCTCTTAATTGGTTTTATTTCTTGGAGTGATTTTAAAATTTTTAATCTAAAAACTCTAATAAAGTCTTCAGAGTATTTATGTTTCCATTTTAGTAGGAAAGCTTCAGAAAATAAAAAATCTAAACTATCTACATAATCTAAAAGTTCTATACTATAAGAGTTTACTTCTTCAAAATATACCATATTCTTTCTATTCTATATATAATAGTAAGCATGTCCCATCCTTTATCTAAATACTTGACTACAAGTAAACGAATAAATTACTTAAATGTAAAAACAGGTTCTAGTTCTCACTCAAGCCATCCAAACTTGAGTGTTGTTTCTGACCCTGAAAAGAGAAATTTTATTCATGATGGTGATGGCATCCCTCAGGAGGCTACTTGGGAGAGAAGTATTTTACCTTGGCGATCTCCTTCAGGTACCATTTTTAAATTTCCTTACCAGAGTTCTGATTCCCAAGGCAGAGCCAATAAGGATAACTACCCTATTGTTATTTACCTTAATCACAATAACTATGACATGAGGTATAATACTACTGGGTGGGGAGATAGTCTTTATGACAACAATGCAGGTGCTCAATTTTTCACGGGAATTAGTGTTCGATACGTAGACTTAGAACTAGCACTTGCTTTGTCTCGTATTATTAAGAATAAAGGGCATCATGTTAATTATGAAACCATCCAGAACATTGATAAATATATTGCGTACTCTGCTTACAGGATGTACTACAGAAAAAATATTCCTGAAAAAAGTGTAGAAAAATTAAATATTACTAAACTAGAATACTAATGTCTGATCTTGACCAATCCTCCTCTACTGAGATTTTAGCGTCTCACCTACTTATTTTAGTTGAAACTGTTAAAGATCTTACTTCTTCTTTAAACACACAAAAGGAAGAAGTTGTAAGAAATAAAAAAGCTACAAAGACTGCTGCTGACCATTTAACGGATGCAGGAGAAGCTGCTAACCAGAGTAGTAGAAATGTTGAAAGAGCAGGTTTGGTAGACATAGAATCCAGTAAAGGGAATGCTAGAGTAAGAGAGAAAAGTATTCTTCGTACATTAGGGGTTTTTGGTAAGCTTAACTCTACTATTACAGATACTTACACTCAAGGTTTAGGAAAGACTTTGGGCTTAACTGATAAAGGATTAAATTTCTTTGAAGAAGCTAGGAGAAAAGAAGCAATTGGACGTGTAAAGAGCTTTACTTCTGTTACTCATTATTTAAAACTCTTTATTGGTTTTCTCAGTGGGGCTTTAATGCAAGGAGCAAAAGATGTTGTAAAATCTTTTTCTCAAATTTCTTCTGTGTCAGCGGCTTTTGGAAAGTCATTCGACGATGTTCTCAACACTAAATTTTTAGCAGAATTAGCGAAAAGTGGGATTACTTACAAGGAAGGAGTTGAAGCTATCGTAGCTGCAACTACAAATGGTTTTAATCCTATGTCCAAAGGGATGCAAGACCTTGCTAAGAGATCTGCCCTTTTAGGGATGGATGTTTCCCAAAATACGGCTATTACTAAGCAACTCTCTGTAACTACAGGAATAGGCAATAAAGCTGGTCTTGAATTAGTGAATGCTACTCTAGACTTAGCACAATCCTTTCATTTAGATTCTCATCGTCTTGTAATGGCTTTACAAGAATTAGGTCCAACTCTAGCAAGAGTTTCCCTTGCACAAGGAAAGGATGCTGCGATAGCAATGGGGGAAACATTGACTAGATTGACTAGTTTAATGGGGTCTAGGTCAGAAGGTCAAATTGCAGATCTTTTACAAGGGTTAGCAGGGAACCAATTTAAAACTTTTGTTACAAAAGGAATGTTTGCGGGTAATGTATCCTCGGAAGCATTAGCAGGTAAGGA